TAGCAGGGTCGACGGCGAAGCAGGGGGCGGCGTTGCCGAGGATGGTGGCCTTGAGTTCCCGACCGAAGTTGTGGGCGGAAGGGAGGGGGAGGACAAACAACGATGCCTCATTCTTGCCCACATGCCGGATAGCATGATGAGCGTGTTTGAGAATATCGGTGGCCGCCGTCGTGCCAGCAGGAACGAAACCGAAAGTAAAGGCGCCAGTGCCAGAAGCATGGCAAGGAGAAGAAACCTCCGCGACACAGTCGAGGAGTTCAACCGACTCGAAGGCAACAACCATCGCCTTGAAATCCGCGTTCGCACGGATGTCAATGCAGACGGCCTTGTCCAGGAGGACGGTGATGGAGAAGAAGCCGTAGCGAGGAGGAGGGGCGCCTTCGGGGAGAACGCGCTTCGAAGTGGTGGTAGACTGGAAGAAGGCATTCATAATAGAGAGCTGTGAAGAGTGAGGTTCGGAGGAGATGAGGTTCTGAAAAAGACTATTCAAAGAAGAGTGAGATGCGCACAAACGCAATGGGACAAGGAGAAAATGACAACCCCGGGGTATAGGCGGGCGAGAGAAGCGAGTTCGAAGCGGGAAGCGTAAGGGCGGTACCGATAGGGGAGTTGTAGCTCGGTGAGATGAGAGCGTAAACGAGCAGGTATGATTGGTCCCTGGATGGCCTTGATACCGAGAGTCCGGAGAACTGTGCGAGCACAGTCGGTTGAAACGTCTATGACGTCAAGACGGAAGCGGCGGTCGACACGTTGGAAGGACACGAGAAAATCGTAACTCTTGAGGCTTTGGGCGAACTGAACGCAAGTGATCACAGCATCCATGGAAAGCGTGGGGTGATGAGCAAGGCAATAGAGCTCGATCAACGAGAGCTGATAATCGGAGACCGGAGGGAAGAGATCGGTATACGCCTGAACGTATGATTGATACTTCTCCGGAGCCATGTTCTTAACGGAGTACTTCGCCACGTGTTTGACGGGATCATGGTGAACGGTGTTGTCCGGAAGGATAAAACGTCCAGCTGCGAAGGGCGGGAGATCGTGGTCAACCTTAAAGATGACGCCGATCTTCTGACGGCGCAACTCGCGTTCAGGAGTCCAGTGTAACAAGAGCTGCGATACCCATTGATCATCACCTTTTAAGTACCAGAAAAGCCAGGGCAGGACGTGCATCTTGAAGACGTAAGCGGTAGAACTCCCTTCCATAATGCAATTGGCGATTAAAGTGAACGGGTCGCCGGAGGGAAGCGTCCAAGCCTGCTCGTAAGTGATGAGGTTCGAGGTGCTGAAAGACTTAGCGCGAACGATGAACTTTGCCCGCATCGTATAATAGAAGCTAAGTTCTTCCGGAGTGGCGTCAGTTAACAAGGCCAGGAGGAAGAGAAGCACAAGAACGTGACACTCGCGATGCGTACTATCTTGAGAGGACAGATCAATCTGCGTGTTAACCTGATGGTAGGCACCGATTCTCTGAACCTTCGCTTCGAAATCGCGGTCCGAATACCCGATGTCTAGGCACACATTATCGCGGAGAACCTGCTGCAAAGCCGACGTAAGAGCGCGATTGTGATGTGTGAAAGCAGCGTTGTACGACTGCGGTCCTGCAGCGATGGTTTGTCCTTTCTCGAGAGCGAGTCCAAACCCGGCAGCGTTCTTAGCTTTGGCGTGGGCCTTGAGAAAGCTGTGGAACTCGGCAGTAAATCTAGTCTCCAGGAACATATCGAAGCCAGCTCTGAACACGCCAGGATCACGCGATGCAAGCCACTCGTGGAAGGAAGCCGATCGGGATTGAGCGAGGAAAGACGTCTTCGCGGGATCGAACCAAGCGGCAGTGAGATCGTGGAACATCTCGACGGCTAAATCGTATTGGTTAGGGACTTCGAGCGGCTCGTTGGCGAGGTACCTGGAATCGATAGTAAACAGTTCAGTCTTCGTGTCATCGCTTGCGAACAAGATGCCGGCTGGTTGCAACACACTCGAAGTCGAGGTCTGGGTAGCCTGCAAGTCGAGACGAAAAGAGCACTTGACGGTTGGGTCTCCGGGCAGAGAAAAATTCTCAACTGAGTCCACCACGTCGTAGTAGGATCGACCTTCGAAATTACAGTTGACCAGAGCGAGCGCGTCATTGACTTGGGAGCGTGAGACATTGTAGATGCGGATGGGAACCGGGACAGGATCGTAATCGAGCGGAAAGCGACTAGTTACCAAAGTCTCGATAGCGTCAGTCGCTCGATCGCGCGCTGAGACTAGTTCGGAGTAGACCGTCGTTTGCTTGTCTCGAGCTAGCTCGCACGTGGGAATGCCAGCGCGAATTTCCTCGACGACGCCAATATACCGGGGAGCGTCCCAGCCATCAACTATGCTTAGAGCCTCGAGCAGGCTGATGAGAGCTTTTGGTCCGCAATGGAGGGCAGTATAGTCCGTACTGCGGGTGATAGCGACCCAGAAATGACCAGAACGAGGCATGAAATGGACTTCCTCATCAGTGACCCGAACCGAAGCTGACGTAGTTCTCTTACCTTGGGCTTCGTGAGCGGTAACCCTGCTCTCCGTTTTGTTGGCTCGGTTGAAGACGATATTAAGCTCAGAATCAGTTGGCTGAGAAACGAGCTCAATCGAACCATTGGCATTAGCCGTGATGGCCTCCTTGTTGACGATACCGAGACTCTTTCCGAGAGCGAGGACCTGAGCAGGGAGGCCGATTGAGAAATTGGCAGTGACGTGGAGCCTGGAATGAGCCGGACGGAGGTGGAAGGTGACCTTGTTCTGACGTAGGTGGAACGACCGAATCTGGGAAGAATCACCGATGCACAAAGTAACGGAGCCAAGAGCGCAGAACGCCGCAATGTAATGGACCTCGAACAAGAAGCACTCCTCAACGACGGTGAGCCGGAATTTCTTCGACGGGGGGTGCTCGAAAGGATTGTCGAAGGTCACGACGGTCGCTCGAATTTTAAGATCCTTAAGGCGAGCTCGCCACTTGTCCCGCTGTTCCGTGGTTGGGACGATAATGAGATCCTGATCGCTGATGAACTTCTCAAGAGGGGTACTTTTCCCAGCGGCAGGGAGCCCGTCGACGACCACGTCCGGCACTATGAACTTGGAAGCGGCTG